ATATTTTTATCATCTTCTGCTACGATTTCATCTTCCCATTGTTGTTTTAGTTCATGTACCGATACAAACTTACTATGTTCTATCATGTTAGCCATTACCAAAATACCTCCATAGTTTTGTCACGTCTAATTAAATGTCCTTGTAGTGTAATGCGATACTCCCCAGGGGTATAGGCTTTCATTCCTGCTATCCTGTGTACATCTAAACCTGAATGTAAAACTACTTCTCTTTCCTTATAAGGTATATGCTCCATAATTCCTCTATCATCTAACCAATCCATGCCCCCTCCTGATACAGGTAATTCAATTGGTAGAGTAAAAGCACATGGATTTTTGTCTCCAAGTTCAAGAGTTGTATGAGGAAAATCCATGTGCCACTTACCTGTTATGGTTAAAAACTTAGGGTCACTGGGAAATATATGAAAGCCGGGTATGGCTAAGTCATGTGCTAAATAAACAGGTTCTTCGTAAAAGTCACTTAGATACTCTATAACAATCTCATACATCTCAGAAAAATTACTTAGTAATATTTCATTTAACCACGCAGAATCTTTATCGTATGCCCTAGTTTTACCATCAAGATAGGCAGATTTGCCTAAAGTATAAAAAGGATAATCTTTACTACGGGGTTCCCATAGTTCCCTATATTCTAATAGGTTAGATTTTATTTCATGGGTATCAATGTCTAATAGGTGTCTATCAAGTTTCATAATTTTTAGTATGCATCTCCTTTATTGCATACACCTTTTAAATCTTTTGTGTGACCACACCACCACTCTTTATAAAAGAACTTTGATGGGCTCCCACATTTGTGACATACCCTTTTCTGTTTTATTTTAGCAGTCGCCATAGGTCTCTCCAAAACCTCCTTCACACGCAATGGGTAAAGTCTCTCCCCATTTAGGTGGTTGGGACATTTCTTTCATCATAAAATCTAAAGCCTCTTGACTTTTTTCTTTAGGTGCTATACATACTACGGCATCGTGCACAGTTAAGATAGGTCTATATTTCTTATTAATCTCAATCATCTGTTCCCCTATCACAATTCTAGCTAATGCTTGAACTACGTTTTCTACTACAGAACCGCCCCAAATGTCAATTTTTCCTCGTCTTGAGTGATAAACGAACCCCGTACGAGGTCGTGACAGGTCTTTCTCAAGTCCGGGGTACCTCAGGTATAGGCTATTTGGTAGCTGAATTCCTTCAGAAGTAACTAATAAACATTTATGTTTACCTATGTAATAAGGCTCTTTGCCTTTAGTCCATGACGCTAAGTCTTCTAATGCTCGGTCACAATCTTTCCATAAATCTATTACCTCGTGGTTTAAATCTCTATAAACTTTAACTAACCTCTTACACTCATCGTCCGAAAGTTTAGCACCGGGAGGTTGAGTCTCTAATGTGTGTTGTAGTTTACTCCACCCTGTCCCATAGCCTAAACCTAGGGTACAAGTCTTCCCTACAAAACGTTCTGTCTTATTTCTTTTATCTATCTTCTTGTTGTATACCTTTGATGCAAAGTTTGAATATACATCTTCACCTTTTCTATATTGTTCTACCACATCTTCTTGACCTGCGAGCCACACTAGTATACGAGCCTCGATTTGTGATGAGTCAACATTAAGTATCACATGGTCATCAGGAGGGAGGATAGCGTTCTTTAATGCTTTCTTTTTAACATCACGACTTGGTAAGTTTTGGAAGTTTACTTTATCTGACCCTGCCCATCGTCCAGTATGAGCACCATAGTATTTAAGTGGGATAGGTAGTAAGCCTTTATTACGAGCCCCAATATCTATAAATCTTTCTATACGTGACTCTTCCATAGTTGATTTTGTGCCTAACCTTACTGCACATAACTCTTGAATAAAACCATCCTTATGTTCACATAGTTCTATAAAACCTAAATCGTTTTTAGCTAATGCATAAGTTTGTTTGCCTGTTGCCGGACTTTCTTTAAGAGGTACAACAATGTTTAACTCCTCTAATAGTTCAGCAAATTGTTTATTACTTGCTAACTTCTTACGTACATCCTCCTCACTATCACACCCAAGCTTTGATATTAACGCTCCTAATAGCTTTTTCTTTTCTTCTCTTACTTCATTTAATCTTTGAATTAAAAGTCCATCATCTACTTTAAGTAATGGTTGAGTAAACATTCTAATGGTGCAATCTATAAGTTGAAGCTCGCGGGCTGGAAACGTTTTCACTAAGATATTAAATAGCTTGTACGTTAAAATTACATCGTTCTTACAATACTCACCATACCTATGTAACTCATGAGGTTGGAAGTCTTCGAGTCGTTTACCTTTAGCATCTAATACCTCTGTACCTTTTTCCCCTAGTTCATAGCGTTGGGCTAGGACTTTCAATGAACCACCAGCATTTGTCCCATGTAAAGCACGAGCCATACAAAGAGTATCTAGATAAATACTGGGAGTTATGTTGAATACTTGAGAGAGAATAAAGCCATCAAAGTGCATATTGTGGCAGAGTAGAGCTGAAGTGTCCCAGTCAAACGCATCTAATGTTTTTTGTAATTCGTCGTGTGTACCTGAATACCACTTAGTAGTACCGTCATTTATCTTTACTGCAAAGCCAATGACTTGAAATTGAGGGCTTTTGATATACTCTTCGGTAGTCAGGCGATTAAGCCCATAGCCTGTATCATAAAATGTTTCAAAGTCAATTGTTACTAAATCGGACATAAGCTCTCTCTTATATTTTATAGGTTGACATGTGTTCATCTCTGCATTGAGCAGTACACCAACGCCTTTTATCTTTTATTTTTACTCCACACCAAATACATTTACCTGTCTCATTATTTTCAATTGAAGTGTTGACTGTATTAAGGGTAAACTTAAGTCGGGCTTCCACTTCAGCATTAGCTATGTCTATTTCGTCAGCCAATCTTTCATTCCTCCACCACCATTCCATGAAGTGCTATTATTTCTAGTAGGTCTTTTCGCCGGTAGCTTTATTAATCCTTGCTTATCAAAGTCAACTAAGGTAGCGTACGCTATCCCTGTTGCTTGAGATAATTTGTGCCTACTAAAGTTAGGTCGTTTCTCTTGCCACTCTTTAATTAGTTTAACTGCGGTTTCTTTTTCTGCTTCTTTCATTACCTTCCTTTATATTTATTTAACTTTCGCTGATTAGCGAATTCCTAGTAGGTAGCCTACGCGGGAACTGGCGATGCGTAGCATCAATCTTCACAAGTACCTCCAACACAATACTTACCATTCAGTATTTCATCAGCTACATCATCAAGTGCTTGATGGTGTGCATCCGTAGTGTCTTTTAGTTTGGGTTGAGTGTCTTCATAAAATTCTTTGAGTTTGTTTGCGAACCATGATAGTTTACCGGCATCATTTATTGCATCCTGTTCAGTGCCTTTTAATCCTATTCGTGTATCGTATTTCATTATCGTACCTTTAAGATATCCTCTGTACTCTTCGTCTGTTAGTTTAGCACGAATAATTTTTATTGTTTCAATACCTTGTGTGTAGTGGGGGGGATTGTTTACTAAATCATCCTCGTTCATTTAAAGTCTCTTATTATAATTGGTCTAACAATGACTCTAGCATATCTATATTATGCTCGTCAATTATTATTGAGAATCCTTTAGCAGTCTGAATGTCTTTGAGATGTTTTCTTTGAAGTGCGGTTGGTCTACCTCCATTGGCTTTGCACTCTATACCAACGAATAATCCTTTGTAACAAGCAATGATATCAGGTACTCCATTAGCACCATAGCCTCCCGTTGCGGGCATACAATGATAAGCACCTAGCTTATCTAATATACTTTTTACTTTAGTCTTAACTTTCTTTTCCGGTGTCATATTAGTATCATAACATAAGGTGCAGGGCCCGGCAGCAAATTGCATTTTTAATAGCTAAAAAAATTATTTAACTATGTTAATCATTATGGCGAGCTGCGTATCAAGCTATGTATTTCTTTTTTGTCAAGCACAATAACATACATATTTTCAGATGCTCTCCATCCTATATGTGAAAGTTCTGTATCTTTTAGGTTATTGTTAGTGCTTAAATAGGTTACATACATATCTACTTCATGGAGTTTATCGTCAATAATATAAGTATCAGATTGTGGTGATACACGTATTATAGATAGGTGAGTTTTAATTATAGGTGGGAGGGTATCAGAAGTATATATCCTGACAAGGTTATCAAATAGATATAATCTATAAGATGGGACGATTCGCTGATTAGCGAAACATTGCTCCAAAGCCACAAGATAATATTGTGGCAGTCTAGGATGTGGCATTGGAGACATTGTGATGGGTTTATTATTAAACAATAACTTCCCCTACATTAGGGATACCTAACCATATAGAAGTAAAATGTGGGTTAGTTTCCTGTTCAATAATATTTACCCCATTATTCTTTAGAAGTGTTTTCCGTAATGCTGAATCACGATATTTACTAAAGGGGATAAAGCCATGAAGGTTTGATTTATCTTCCATAGCCATTTTCATCATAACAACTGTTGAAGCAAGAACATCAAAATATTTTGAGTCTTCAATTGTTTTAATATACTCTTGGTCTTTAATAATAAACATATACTTTAATGATGAATTCATACCCTCTTGCCAAGTTTCCATCTTTTTAAATGCACCTTTAATGACAACTAAACTATCAGAATTACTAGCACCAATTAAATGTATATCAGACTCTAAAATGTTATGAGTAAAAGATTTATCTAACTGCTCTATAGCATTATTTACTTTGTCTATCTTTAGTGAAGCTTCATTTAATTCTTGGCTAACTTCATGGGATAGTGGTTCTTTCTTTGTAACATTAAGAAACATAGCCTTCACTTGTTTTTTATTAAAATGATAAGCATCATCGACCTGATACTCCCAGTCGTGTTTAGATAAACCCTCATGTAAAACTGTAAAGTCATTACGGGTAGGTGTGTATCTTTTAGGCATAGCATCTCTCTTCTTTATCCCCTTCATAATTTGAGCAACTTTAAAAGATTTAAGTGTTCGCTTATCGGTATCTGTTGTACCCCTTTCTTTAACATCTTTAGAAAGTCTAATACAAAATAATAAGTTATCACTTGTTAAAGAATGAGTACAATAAACTGCACCATAAGGTACACCATTGAATCCTAGCATAAAACAATCTTTAGATAATTCGGATTTGCTTGTTACATTATCTTCCTTATCATGTTGTTCTTGCTCTTCCAAATCCTTCCATTTACTTGAATTTGGATTATGAATCTTCTCATAATAATAGGCAGGTTTATCCTCATAGTTTCGTTCATCATATACAATCTGTAAACCCAATGGTCTCATTACCTCAACTCCATAGAGATGGTGCAACTCGGCTATCAATGGTAAAGTTTTTGAGTCCTTTACCATCTTATTTAATTCTTTAGATTGCATACACTTACTAATATAATCTTTATTCATTAGTCCTCTCCTTCAAATTTAAAAGTAATAACATCTTCATCTAATACTTCTACTTCTTTACCCCCCATGATGTGTTTAGTGGCATCATCTATTAGTTCATCTATTGCTAGATTGCTCAACTCAATAGACTCAGCACTAACGGTTATATCAACACCATCATCTTTTTTCTTAACAACCATAAACTTTAAGTCACTTGTATCTATATAAACATAATCTACATCTTCCGGCTTAAATTTAACTTTCATCTTGTTCTCTCTCCTCTTGTTCTTCTTGTTTTCTTAACCAATTATCATCATTGATGGCATCATAATCAGGCTCGTAACTATCTCTTGGTTCCGGTGGATTTACATCTCTTTCAGTCATTACTCACCCCCTATAATAATATCTGTGTCAATACACTCGGTATCGGTTTTTAAATAGACACTTGCACCATAATTTGCTTGTTCAAATGCCCTACCTTTTTGGCACACCACCTCGCTAGGTGTGGTATTCGATTGCCATGTCTCAAAGATATGTAATAACCCCATGCCTACAAGACTACCTATAAATAATCCTGTTGCTAACCATGTTGCACTATTGTTTTTATTCATGTTCACTCTACTCCTATGATTAAAAAGTTTAATTGTCTTCATACTTTACTACTTTGCCACTTGGTGCTTTGAAACTTCTACTCTCTGTTACCACCCACAATGTAGGGGAAGATATATCCCACTGAATCTTCGGCTCTACATATCCATCAGTGAAAACAATAACGGCATCTGCATTGATATTGTTCTCATTAATATATTTACTAACACATGAGACCTTAGTACCTCCACCCCCTTTAGGTTTAAGTACATGTGCAAGGTTGGTATAATCTTCAAGCACTTGTTCACCATGTACTTCATAGTCCCACCATATAACTCTCACTCTATCCGGCGAGGTTACATCACATATAGATACCAACTCAGTAACAAATACTGATAGTTCTCTAGCACCTATCGAACCGGATGTATCAATCGCTACCACCAACTCACCAATCGTTTCGTTCTCTAGGGATGGTAGGTAGAGATTGTTTGCCACCATACGCTTGTTAAACCTCCGCCATGTAAACTCATCCGTACCCCTAATCGATGTTGATACAAAATCTCTTAACACATCTTGCCATCTAACTTTAGGCTCTAACATATCAGAAATAGCACGAGGTGTTTTACCCCCTAGCTTTCCGGCTAACATACTTCCTTCGCGTAAGGCAGCGTCTACTTTCTCAGTATGTTTTTTTACTTCCTGCGGTGTCATAGATTTAGTAAAGTCATGTTCATCAAGCGAACCCTTACCATGTTTCTTTTGAAACTCTTTAGGGTTTTCTTTCTGTTGCTTTTCCAAATCTTTAATAACATCATTCACACTCCAGTCGTGGTACTTCACATCATAAAATGCACCCTCCGGTAATGATACGGATTTAGTTTGGCTATCACTCTCATATATATCTAAGTGATTGATAATGTCATTCACCACATAGTCACATGCTATGTTAGTTAGTTCAGGGTTTTTCTTCATCTGACTTTTAAACCGTACCGGATGGTTCAATGCACAATGTTCTGTCTCGTGCATCACCAGTCCCCGCACCTCATACTTACTTAACCCCTCAATAAACTTTCTACCATAATACTTATTCACCCCATCCGTACATGCGGTTGGACAATCATCCACTACTTTGTTATCACCCATCAACATCACACCGGAATACAAAGCAGTTTCTTTTTGTCTCATAAGCCATATGGTAGCTTTCTTTACTGATACTTCTGCCGTTTCTATATTCATATCTCTCCCCTCTATTCGCTGATTAGCGAATGATTAAAATAACACATGGTTAGATGTACACCACTTGGCAACTTCTTGATTACCCCTTGCAAACTTCTGACAAGTATGGTGTCTCATTATCATAGTGAAAAAGGTTGCTTGTATCTCTTCACTACCAATACGTTTTATATACTTCATAACCGCAGTCAAATCAGATGGCGATTTAATTTTGTCACTTGCTTGAAACATAAGAAACAACTGAGCCGATATACTTTCCGGTACCGGTGTTGTATCCGGACTCTTCACTATCTCATCAAAGGTAGGTAGTTCTTTCTCTAGTCTCAAGAAAGCATCCATGTCTCTACTCGCACTCTCACCCAATGTACCAGTCAGTCCACACAATGTAGCATTCTCACCTATCTCATCTTTATGTT